ACGTAAATCCAGCAATCCGTCCTATTTTTGAAGCATTGGCAGATGATGCTTGGAAGGAGGTTTCTCAGTAATGGCTACAAAGATCGATGAACGAGTCGTTTCAATGCAGTTTGACAATAAAAACTTTGAGAAAAATGTATCTCAGAGCATGTCAACACTTGATCAATTAAAAGAGAAACTTAATTTTAAAGGAGCTTCAAAGGGTCTTGATGAACTCAACGGTTCGATGAAGGGTCTTGACTTAAATCCTTTAACATCTGCATTAACAATAGCTGGAGAAAAGTTTTCTGCACTTGAGCAGATAGGTATTGGTGCTCTAAGAAGAATAGGCGAGCAAGCGATAGATACCGCTACAAAATTAGTTAAATCTTTATCGGTCGATAATATTTCTGCTGGTTGGGAAAAATTTGGGCAGAAAACCACATCTGTCGCCACATTATCGTCTCAAGGATATGATCTCGATACAGTTAATGAACAACTTGAGAGATTAAACTGGTTTACTGATGAAACCAGTTATAATTTCACAGACATGGTGGCTGAAATTGGTAAATTTACAGCCGCTGGACAAGGACTTGAAGAGTCTGTAACTGCGATGCAAGGTATTGCATCATGGGCAGCTCTTTCTGGACAGAATGCCGCAACCGCTTCTCGTGCTATGTATCAGCTTTCTCAGGCAATGGGTTCCGGAGTTATGCGTAAGGAAGACTATAAGTCTATCCAAAACGCAAGTATGGATACTCAGGAGTTTAGAGAAAAAGCGCTTGAAGCTGGTGTTGCTCTTGGTACTTTAAAAAAAAATGCAGATGGTACCTTTGAATCTATTGTTGAAGGTGTAAGTGAAGGTGCCTTCACAATGGAACAGTTTGCAGATCATCTTACGCAGGATAAATGGTTCACGTCAGATGTAATGATGGCTGTTTACAAAGATTATGGTAAAGCGGCCACAACCATAATGGCGTATGTTGATAAATATGCTGATGATACCGAACACCAAATCAGCACGGCCAGCGAAGCCATGGACGATATAGAGGCAAAAGCTAAGGTTGTTGCCGAAGAAATGGTTGCTGCTGGACAGTTTGAGAATGTTGATGCTGCTATGGATGCGGCTTTGACAAAAGTATCTTTGGATGAAATAAAAGAGATACCTGAAATTTATGATAAAGCAATTGCTTATAAAGATGAATATAATCAGTCATTAATCGATGATTATAATAAGAATAAAAAAGCAGGTCAGGCAGCAATTTCGACTGTTGAAGAGGCTGTCGCCGCAGGATTAAATCCCATAATTGAAATTGATGACGCATTAATTGACATGGGATACGGATTGGATCAGTTTTCGCTGAAAGCTCTTCGAGCTGGTCAGGAAGCAAGAACATTTGCCGACGTATTAGATTCCGTTAAAGACGCAGTCAGTACTGGGTGGATGAATACATTCCAGAATATATTTGGTGATTATGATGAAGCTAAGGTTCTTTGGACGGATTTAGCAAATGAATTATATGATGTATTTGCTGAAGGTGGAAACCAGAGAAACAGCATGCTTGCGGCATGGAAAGAACTTGGCGGAAGAAATTTATTATTTGCTAACATTGATGAAGAAACCGGCGCTTTATGGAATTTGTTCTATGCATTAACTGATATTATTAATGTTGTTAAAGAAGCTTTTCGTGATATTTTCCCGCCAATGACGGCAGAGAAATTACTTGATCTTACTAAGAAGTTTAAAGATTTTACAGAAAGAATTAGGCTTAACGAAGAACAGTTATCTAATTTAAAACGTGTATTTAGTGGTTTATTTGCAGCTATGGATCTTATCATAAGAGGTGTGGTTGCTGTTGTTAAGGGGTTTTCTCCTCTTAAAGAATTATTTGACGCGATTGCTGGTTTGGTTTATGATTTAGTAACTAAATTTGCAGACTGGGCATTAGCCACAGATGAAACTGCAAAAAAAATGGGTACATTTGAGAAAATTGCATCTACCGTATCCAAAGTTATTCAGAAAATAGTAGACATTATATTTAAATTTGTAAATGTTATCAGAGATTTATCTGAAGCATTTGCCCATTTGTTTACAGCAAACACCAGTAATTTAGATGGTTTTGGAAGTAAATTTGAAGAAAGATTTTCGAAACTCGTGGTTATTGGTCAGAAAGTAATGGACCGATTTGGTGCTATAGGTGATATATTTAAGAAATTGTATGATAAAATGAAGCCTGTTCTCGAGGCTATAGGTAATGCAGTAAGCAGTGCTTTTGATAATCTCATTGGTGTTTTTAGCGGTTCTGTTGATAGTATAGATGTTAATGACATAGTTAATGCTATAGAAACGGGCTTAGGCGCAGCAGGCGTACTTGGAATAAAGAAAATTATTGATACTATTAAAGGAAGTGTTAGCGAATTATTTGGATTAAAATCCATATTTGAGCCTATCGCCGGTGCTTTTGACGGTCTTAAGGGTGTTCTTAAGGCATATCAAAATGATCTTAATGCCGAAATAATAATGAAGATAGCAAAAGCAGTTGCCATATTAGCCGCTTCGTTGCTTGTATTGTCATTGATAGAACCAAGTAAGTTAAAAAGCGCAATAACATCATTAACCACATTATTTGCTGATTTAATAGGTTCATTTATAGTTCTCGAGCGAGCTAATAAGAAATCAAAGTTCATGAATATGGTCGCTATTGGCGCGGCTTTTGAGGAAATTGCAATAGCCATGCTTATTCTATCGGCTGCCATGACTCAGATTGCTAAGCTTTCTTGGGAAGATATTGGGAAATCTTTATCAACTATGGCCGTTGTACTACAGATTTTACCGGATGCTTTAAATAAGACAAACGCCAAAGGTGCTACTAAAAAAGCATTGGCTATGATTCTGTTGTCAACCTCATTAGTAATATTATCGGCTGCTTTGAAAAGTATGGCAGAAATGTCGTGGGAAGAAATTGGCAAATCGTTATCGGCAATGGCTATATCTCTGCAAGTTTTGCCTGCAACATTGAATAATATAGAAACTAAAGGCGCTTTTAAAAAAGCATTATCAATGATTTTATTATCTACGTCTTTGGTTATATTGGCAGAAGCATTAAAAAGTATGGCAGAATTGTCATGGGAAGAAATTGGAAAATCTTTATCAGCGATGGCCATATCTATGCTGATTTTACCTTCCGCATTGAATAGTGTTGAAACAAAAGGTACTTTACGAAAAGCAGTATCTATGATTTTATTATCTACGTCATTAGTAATTTTAGCTAATGCGATGAAGAGTATTGGTGAAATGTCATGGGAAGGCATTGGAAAAGCCCTTGCTGCCATGGCTATTGCGCTGCAAATATTACCAGCCGTACTAAATGCAATAAATGTGCAGGGAGCTATACGAAAAGCTTTATCAATGATATTATTGACTACTTCGCTTCTTATTTTAGCATCTTATATGGATAATGTTTCAAAGCTTTCATGGGAAGATATTGGGAAAGCCATGGCTGCCATGGCGATTGCTTTGTTTGTGATGTGTGAAACAATGAATATGGTTAAAACTCCATCTACTGAACAGGCTGTTTCATTAACCATCGTTGCTTCTCTGCTCCCAGTTTTAGCAAATTATATGAAATCTGTTTCGGATATATCATGGGAAGGTATTGGTAAAGGCTTAGCGGCTATGTTTGTGTCGCTTGGCTTGATGGTGCTAACTTTAAATCTTATTAAGGAACAAGGCATTATTAAGAAAGCAGCGGCTATACTTATTATGTCAGTGGCATTGGGAAGTATGGCTCTATCTTTGAAATTATTAAGCAGCATAGGCTGGGCAGGGTTGCTGGTTGGCTTGGTGGCTTTGGTCGGCTTGTTTGGCGCGTTATGGATCGGTGCCAAAATACTTGGTCCGATGACAGGTAATATTTTAAAGTTATCTATATCCATTTTATCGATCAGTGTAAGTATGGCGATATTTGGCGCTAGCATGCTTGCTGTAGGCGCCGGTTTAATAGCTATAGGAACAGGTTTAACTATAATAGGCACATCCATGCCAATTATAGCTTCTGGATTAGCGGCATTGGTTCCGGTATTGGTCGAGCAATTGCCAATACTTATCAGTGGCGTGGCGCAGGCTATAGTTCAGTCCGCACCCGATATTGCGGAGGCGGTAAATGCAACCATAGCAGCTTTATTGGATGTTGTTGTCGAATCCGCTCCCGCCATTGTATCAACATTGTTTGAGATTCTGAAACTCATTTTAGAATCTCTTTCGGAGCAGATACCCGATATTGTTAAAACATTATTTGAGTTTGTAGATAACATTCTTACAACCTTAGTGGATAATTTACCGAGTATTACAGAGAAGTTATTTACTGTAATAATAGGTCTCTTAGATGCGTTAGTAACATATGCTCCTCAGATTATAGATAAACTTATTACTATTATAATCGACATTATACATGGTTTATCAGTAAGGATGCCAGACGTTGTAAATGCGGTTCTTGAGTTTGTTCAGTCTTTATTTAGTGGATTACTTTCACTTATAGGCGGGCTTATCGGAACGTTGATCGGTGAAATAGCAGAAGGTATAGCTACAGCTATTGCTGATGGATTACCTCATATTGGCGAAAAGCTTTCTGAATTCTCAGAAACTATACAACCATTCTTAGATATGACCTCCGGCATATCTGAAGACTCCATGCGAGGTGTTCAAATATTAGCATCTACTATTTTGGCTATCGTTGCCGCCGAATTCATATCTGGAATTACCGATTTCTTGTCTATATTTGGAGGCTCGACTAGCGAGGAATTCGGAGAGAAAATTGTCGAATTCGGTAGATCGATGGTTGAATTTGCAGACGTTACAAAAGACATTGATGCCGAACAGGTTGCTAAATCTGCTATAGCCGCAAAGGCCTTAGCCGATTTTGCGAATAATCTTCCTAAAGAAGGTGGATTATGGCAAAAGATTGCTGGTACTGGTGACCTTGCTAAGTTCTCAGAAGAGCTTAAAGCTTTTGCTCCGGCTTTTGTTGACTATGCAAATAAGATTGTTGAAATCAAAGATATGAACGCAATAGCAGCATCTGCCATGGCAGCTAAGTCTTTAGCTGATTTCGCAAACAATCTTCCGAAACATGGCGGAATTTGGCAAGAATGGGTTGGAGACTCAACTCTTAAGACTTTTGCTGATGAATTAAATGCTTTTGCGCCTGCTTTGGTTGATTATGCCACAAAGGTAAAAGGTCTTGACGGTGCAGTTATTGAGAATTCCACTAAAGCGGCTACATGCATCAAAGAATTTGCCACAAACCTTCCTCCGCATGATGGTCTTGTTCAAAAATTTACCGGAGATGCAACTCTCTCGTCCTTTGCTGAAGAGATGAAAGCTTTTGCGCCTGCTTTGGTCGAATACGCTAATATTGTTAAAGGTTTGGATGTTGATGTTGTAACTAAGTCGACCGCTGCGGCTGAGACTTTATCTGCTCTCGAAGCAGGTCTTCCTGATCAGGGTGGTGTTGTTTCTTGGTTTGCTGGAGACAATACTCTTGAAACATTTGCGAAAGAGCTTCCGAATTTAGCAATTGGCTTAAAAGGCTATGCTGATAATTTGGGAACGAATTTCGATTCTTCGATAGTAACTTCTTCTGTTGCTGCTGCTCAAGCTTTAGCGGATCTTCAGAAAGCCCTTCCAGATACTGGCGGTGTTGTTTCTTGGTTTGCTGGTGACAATACAATAACTGAATTTGCTAAAGGACTTGACACATTCGGGACGAACTTTGCTTCTTATTATGAGAGTGTAAAGGGCATAGATGCTGATGTTGTTAGAACCGTAACTGAGTCTACAAGTGGTCTTGTTGATATTTGCAAGCAGATGAAGTTTGTTGATACGAATAGTATGTATTATTTCACGGATGCATTTAATGCGCTTGCTGAAATTGGTATAGATAAGTTCGTTGAGTCATTCACAAATTCTAAAGAGCGTGTTGAAACGGTTGCTAACGACTTTGTTTCTACATTTAATCTCACAGTAGTATCTCAGGCTAACAAAGATAAAGTAAAATACACTTTTGAAACCCTTTGCGATTCTGCGTACTTTGCTGTTGAGGGTAAAGAAGAGGCAATAGCTCAGGAAGCAAGATACTTCATTCAGGCTTTTGTTGATGCAGTAGCTGAGAAGAATCAAGCAATAATCACTCTGTTTAAGAATATGACCAACAATGGTATCAGACAGGTTAAGAACAAACAGTCTGAATTCAAAGATGTTGGTAAGATGTTTGTGGATGGCTTTATTAGCGGTATCAACGAAAACAAAATCAGAGTTGATAATGCTGCTAAGGAAATCGGTTCTAATGCCCTTAAGGCATTAAAAGAGTCGATTGATTCTCATTCTCCTTCTAAGGAAACAGCTAGACTTGGTTCTTACTTCGGAGAAGGCTTCATAGATGGGGTTAACGAGTATCTTGGCATGTCCGAGGATGCTGGCTCTGGTATTGGAACGTCTGCAACGGATGCTCTTAGAGAAGCTCTCGAGAAGTCAGCAAGCTTATTTGACACATCAATAGATTTAGAGCCCACAATCAAACCCGTTGTTGATTTAACAAATGTAATTGCTGGAGCAGAACAGATTAATGGCATATTTGATACTACAAGAAGCGTTGCTCTTGCTGGATCTGTAAGTGCTGCAATGAACGAATCCGCAAACATTCAAAATAGCATAACAGTCGACAATTCCGACATAATAAAGTCTATCGACAGTCTTAATACCAACATGCTCGACATAGCAGATAGACTATCCAAACTTGAAGTGCGCATGGATACCGGTGCTCTCGTTGGTGAACTGGTTATGCCGATGGATTCTGCATTAGGATCTCGAACTATAAGACGAGGGAGGGGATAATATGTCCGAACTTTCAAAGCAGTATCACTCTATTATAATAGGTGAGCGAAATACTTGGGATGACTGGCATATGGTGCCTACGTCTCGTCCAGTAATCAATCCTCCTGAGGTGGCGACCTCTTTTGTTGAAATACCTGGAGCTGACGGGGCCTTGGATTATACCGAGGCTCTCGCCGGCCGTCCGGTGTATAAAAACAGAACTGGCTCTTGGGAATTCATGGTTCTAAACGGCTATCAGGAATGGTATATGCTATTCAACCAGCTTCTCGAATATCTCCACGGTCATACCTTTTCGGTTATTCTTGAAGACGAACCGATGTATCAGTACGAGGGTCGTTTGACTCTTAACGAATGGCGATCAGAAGAGAGAAACTCCGTGGTCGTCATTGACTACGTGCTAAATCCATTTAAGAAAGTTGTAGCCGGCGCTATGATTGATTGGCTGTGGGATGATCTCACATTCAATAATGATTCTTACATTATTTACTATGGTTCGTTTGATGTTGACGGCGATAAGGAGCGTACGATCTACAATTCAACCGATCAGATCGTCCATCCTACGATCACTACAACAGAAAACATGACAGTAACCGTATCTCAGGATACGTATTATCTGCCTAAGGGCATCACTGAAGATTGCCCGATAGATCTGTTCCCTGGAGCTAATGAGATGGTATTCCACGGAACGGGCAGAGTAACAATAAACTATGATAGGGGTGATACTATATGATTTACAGAATAGAACTGGATGGCAACAATATTTATGGCACCCAGTCTGATTTGTCATTAGTATCTCCATCTGTCAGCATTGAACTAAATTCTGCGGGGTCTTCGCATTTTACCATGCCGAAAGGGCATAAATATTACGAGACCCCCAAACTTTTATCTTCTGACATAGACATATATGAGAATGATGTGCTTATTTGGTATGGACGAGTTCTTGAGATTAATATGTCTATGGATCTTAACAAGGAAATAATAGGCGAGGGTCCTCTCGCTTTTTTCAATGATAGCATACAAAGGCCTCGAACATTCGAGTCAATATCGATAGTCGATTTTTTCGATACCGTGATTTCAAACCATAATGGCCAAGTTCCTCAAAATAGAAGGTTTACAGTTGGCCGTATTACAATTCCAAATGCTATGGTGTATCGAGAACTTAACTATGAAACTACTAAAGAAGTTCTCGAATCCATGTGCCTTGATGCTGAGGGTGGATATTTCTTCTTTAGAAAAGAGGACGGAGTCAATTACATAGATTGGCTGGCCGATATCGAAGAAGCAAGCATTCAACCTGTAAAATTCGGTTTGAATCTAGTTGATATTTCAAAAGACATTAACGGCGGAAACATTAAAACCTCAATACTCCCGTTAGGCCAGGAAGTTGATGGCCAACGTGTAACAATAACCAGCGTGCATAGTGGTTTGGACTATTTGGATTCTGATGCCGTTGACATCTACGGAAGAGTTACAGAGGTTGTGACTTTCGACGAAATAGCCAGAGCCGATGAGCTTTTAGTAGCGGCTGAGAAATGGCTTTCTAATCAAGACTTAAGTCCGCTAACTGTGAATTGTAATGCTGCCGAGTTAAACTATCTTGACGATGCTTATCCAGCTTTCTCAGTCGGTCAGATGGTGCATGTCGAGTCAAACCCGCATCTCATAGATACTTGGCTGCCGTTGACCAAGATAGATATTAACATGGACGATGCCGTCAAAAAGATTCAGATAGGTACTCCTGAGAAAAGAGAGCTCAGTGAGATATATAAATCCGGAACTGGTGGAATGCCCAGTGGAGGTTCTTCCGGTGGCGGAGGAGGCGGTGGTGGCGGTGGAGGCACCAGTTACACTGCCGGTCCTGGAATACGTATAGCTGGAGACGCTATATCAGTAAGACTTGGTTATGGATTAGCTATCAATTCTCTTACTGGCAACATTGAAGTTACTGTACAGCCCACGCCAAGCAGTGGAGATGTATATTCTGGTGGTAGTATGTATTCAAATATTGCGCCGATTACTGATATTCGGATGGGAGAAAATGCGACATATCAGAATCAGGGAATGGTGTCTGAGTATATGACGGATGGCGTTCCTTATGAATCTGAAGGGGAGGGAGACTAAATGCATTCTTTAAACGAACAAATAACTATTGTTTCGGCTGCCACAGATACTCAGCCAGAAACACTTGCGTCTAAGGTTGCTGAGATTGCTTTTGTTATATCGAATCTTACGGGCTGGGAACGTAATACGAATATTGTGTACCCCGATGCGGATCACAAATTTTCTATTACAATCAATCCTACCGGTTCCGGATCATATGCCAATGTTGCAGCTACGTTTAATACTAGTATAGCATTAAATCCGACCAGCATGGCTAGTTCAAATATGAATTTATCAGCGCCGATCACAATAAGGGTTCATCGAAGTGCTAATGAGAAAACGACATATTTATGCATAAACGATAATCCCTTTAATGTGTTTGTTTATGCTGAAAATGGCTCGGGAGAAACCACTTTGTTCCGAGGAAATAGTCAAGCAAATGCTACTACGGTTGGCTATTTGGTAGGAGCTAATGGTCTTACGGCCGCATATGGAAAAGGCTATTACTTTACTTCTGGCGAAAAGAAGTATTCCATTGCTAAGTTTGTTGACAACTTTAGTGTTACGGGCGGCGCGTATCATGAGCTTTATTGGGTTTATGGTACAGTATCTCCTCAGTTGCATAATCAGCTTATAAATTTCGACGGAACTGTTATGCGCTTGGTGACTATGAATCTTAATGTAGCCACTATGATATTCGCTTTTCCAGTATCTGACACGGACCCTAACGAATAAGCAAAGGAGAGTAATTCAAAATGGCAGATATATCAGCTTATAAAGATAGCATTCGGACTGCCTCAACTGGTGTGGAAATACGCGATCCACTGGCAAAGGCATTGAATGCAATAAACACACAAGGTAGAGATGCTGCCACATTTAACTATCTTTCCTCCGACTACTTTGCTAAACGCGTAGATTTAGCCAAATTAATGCCAATGGACAAATATCCTATTAGAAAAAGTACAAAATTGGTTACTGGCGGTGGGATATTTGCCATGATCGGTGATATGGATGACTTTGATTGGGGGTAATGATCATTGGCTGACATAAAAGAAGAGATGTCTAAAATAGAAAAGGCATACAAAGGAAAAGAAATCAAGGAGGCCATAGTGTCCGCCCTTGACAAAGTAAACGAAACAAACGGAACTGCAAGATATTTGGATGGGCATGGCGTTAGTGAGTTTCTAAGTCAGGAAGAACTTAATGAGATACTTCCCTTAGACTCAGTTCCGACTGAAGGAAGTAATAAGGGAATCGCTAGCGGTAAGATATATTCATATCTTGTGGATCTTGCAGAAGTCATCGATGATGTAAACGTTGTTGAAAGCTCTGATAGTGGATTGACTGAGACCATTAAAGAGAAACTTGAGTATCTTAATGAAACCAAGCACAAGATTCGGAAAGAGATTGCCGATCATGGGATTACTATATCAGAAAACACACCGCTGTATGATTATCAGAATTTAATAGGTTTGATTGAGATGGAGGCCAATCTAGAAGTTCGGCCTCTTGAAATAACAGAAAATAAAACGTATGAGGCTCTAGAAGGACAGGCTTTTAATCCCGTTAATGTGAATGTGCCTTTTAACCTTACCGAAAAGCACATAACCAAAAACGGTAAGTATAAAGCGGAGACAGATGGTGCTGATGGATTTTCTGTAGTTAATGTTGACGCCGGCTCGATGGTCGTTACGAAAGACGTATCTGGCGATGACTTCCCTGAAAAAATGGAAACTTTAAAGTATAAGGCCAAAGATGAAGGTGAAGACGTTATCGGTTATTCTCAGGTAAACATCGATCTTACTGACAAAGTAATGCCGACAAAAGAAATAATTCTTGATGTGGAAGAGACTGGCGAGGAATATGTGTATGAGGCCAAGGATGATGATGCATATGGCTATGGAAAATTCGTATTATCTATCAAAGACACGAAAGAAGTTTTTACTGTTCAGTTTATTAGCGATGGAGAAGCTGTATATGTAGAAACGGATGTGCCTAAGGGTGGTTCCTGCTCTTATGGTGGAGACACTCTCAAAAAAGAAGGTTATATTTTCGCAGGATGGAATCCACAGCCAGTCGACATTGTCAGGGATACAAAATGTATTGCTCAGTGGGAACAGGAAGAAAAAGTAATGCCTAATGGTGGACATTCTATCAATGAAATGGACTGGGACGATATAATGAGTCATCCCGACAATATAAAAGGCGATGGAACAGATTCAAAATATATTTATTGGGAACCTTTTGTAGCTTGTGAGCAGCAATTTCTTGGTGGAAGGGCTTTGGCCACTTGCCGATATAAAGGAGAACAGGGGACTGATACCTCTTGGACATTTGACGTCAGCATTGCTGATATTATTGGCAATATTGGCAAGCCAAATATTCGAGATGCCAGATTACCATGTCTTAGTGCGGGTAACAAGTTTGCAACACAACTTTTCAATGATCGTTTTGACTACACTAATACCAAGATATATGAATTTGCGCAAGAGTTGGCGAAAGCAATTAAGGCTTGTTCTGATGGGCGATATGGCGGACAAAAGAACTTATCATTTGCTGATGTACCTAAGTATATTAATTATACTGAAGGACAAGATAAGGTTTACTATACAACAAAAGTTACTTTATCAGGGGTGTGGCTTTTGAATCCAAGAGAACATGGCCGAAATGAAACAAAGCCAACAGATGCTGACGGAAAAGCTGATAAAGAACTTGGAGTGCATTATGCCGGATTGGTTTGGGGTAATACAGTTCCTCCACTAAGATGGATTAATCGGAGAGAGTCTACACCGGCAAGTGCGGCCGACGCCCAAAAGTATCCTGGAATTAAAGAAGGGGACGTTTTACTAGATGGTATAATAATGGCCGGTTTTCATACATACGGAACGGAAAAAGAAACTACATGGGAGAGTCCTTATAGTTACATTAACCCTAATCAGGCATATAGAGACACGTTAATCTCGCAGTCGGCTCTTGAAGCCAAAGCGGGACATGTTGGCGCCGGAACGTTGAAAAGGCTAATGTTTGGATTCTGTCTCTAAAAAATTCAAAATAGGAGGTGAAAGAGTTGGCACAAGCTGATATTACTGATGAACTTATACGAATAAAAGGCGAGGAACGAGGAGAAATAGTCCGAGATTCAATTATATCTGCTTTTAATAAATTAAATTCGACTCCAGGTTCGGCTAATAGCATTAATGGATATACGGTTAAAGATCTGGTTTTGAAAGAGGACGTTGCTGATATTTTACCTCTTGAAGACGAACTTAAGGAATTTGGAAGTAGAGCAGTTAAAAGCGGATCTATTTATAATTATCTTGAGAAAGTTGACAATGTGTTGGACGGCATACTTGGTAATTCTACGTCAGATCCATACAGCTCAACGTCGATTAAAACTAAACTTAACGCCATAAATATTACACGAAAACAAATTCGAGGAGCTATAATAGCTAAACAGGTGGAGGTCGATAAGGATGCTTCCTTTAGATCATATGCCGATAAGGTTAAGGCTATTCCTGATACAGCAGAGATTCAAACATCCGAAATTACTATATCGGAAAATGGAGAATACGATGCTGGTAAAGGCAAGGCTTATAGTATTGTCACAGCTGAAGCGAAACCGAAAACGGCGACGAAAAACATCAGCAAAGTAGGAACATATAAAGCCGAAGATGATGATGTCGAAGCTTATTCGGAAGTTACTGTTGATATTTCATCGGGTGTTACGTCTAAGACCATTACCGCAGAAGATTTATCTAAAGATTCGTATGAGACAACCATAAAAGTTTCTGACGAAGAAGACAAAGATATTTTTGGTTATTCTGAAGTGTCGATAGACGTAAGCGGAAAATTTGCAGAGCTTAAAGAAGAGATCGATCCTGGTGGAGGTAATGCTGACTTTGAGTTTGACGCTAAAGATGAGGAACTATATGGATATAGTAAGGTTACAATAAGCGTACTTGAGATTTCAGGACCTTTTACTGTCGAGTTTTACGATGGCGAAAGTAAGCTTTATACTGACGAAAATGTTCCTAAGAATGGAACCTGTGCATACAAGGGGAAACCTAAACTTGAGAAAAAGGGCTACGTTTTCCAAGGTTGGGAACCGAATCCGGTAAATGTTACTAAAAACATGAAGACTTATGCTACTTGGAAGAAGCAGAGCACACCGACTGATTTCACTCAACTTACTTGGAATGATATAGCTAAAAACGGCGGCATTGATGCTGTTGCCGATGAAACTACTAAAACTATTGTGTGGAAATCTTTTGAATACAGAGGAACCAGATACGCTGGTGGGTCAGCTTTGGCTCGTTGCGTTTACAATGGAGAGGATGGGACATCATCGACATGGGTCTTCACTGTGGACTTAAACCAACTGGCTCAAGGTGCAGATAGGAAAGGTCTAACGTACTATGATGCTCCAGAAAATCTTCCATCAAACATAGGATTATACAAAGGCGACGCCGTGCTTCATTCTTATGCCAGCTCGAAAGTTTCTGATTTTTTTGAGACATTATTCCTTCAAGCGATACTAAAAGTCGAAGGGCAGGAAGACTTGGCGTTTAGAAACGTGCGTAAACACACCATGGTTTGTGATACTACTGGTTTCGCAATTGAGGATGTCATTGCTTGCGGAGGTCTTTGGCTTCTAAGTGCCGGCGAGATGGGATCAAACGATGCTGAAAAAAATGGAGTTGTGTATTCCGGCTTTAATGGCACAATTAACGGCATGACTAGAAGTATGGGTAGTAGAGTGCTTAGTCGATGGGGTACTGGAAGCTATCCCGATACAGCACCAAAACTTATATCCAATGAAATTATAACTGCATATATATCTCCCATAGGTGGAGATTATAGTGGATCATCTCATTTATGGTGGAATTCGGCAGTATATGATTATGAAACTAAAAAGGGTACTGTTCGTCCCACACTCCCAAACTTGTGGCAATATATATACGATGGGAAAATAGCTCAAGGTTATCTTGGCCCAGTTAATATCGGTTTCTGTCTCTAATAATTCAAAATAGGAGGTACACAGTCATGGCTAATGAGTTACAGCCCTTAACCATAACAATCTGCGGTAAAGTATATGTCGTACCGCGTCATAGCAAAGTTGAATACATGCTTTATCAGGTAATAAAGGCTATAGAAGAAGGCGGAGGTGGCGGTCCTCTTCCCCCCGATTATACTTTCGCTACGGATGAAGACATTGACAATCTCTTCCCGTAAAATTATATTTTAGCTAATAAAACTTCGGCCAAAGTTTTATATATAAGCAATTCAACCCCACGACCAAAAGGAGGCTAATTATGCCCAATAATGTCGTACTTCTCACGCTTGACCATCTTACCAGATATGATGGCAAGATCAAGACCTGGACTGAAGGTGTCTATAAGATCGTAGAACAGCAGACTGCTGAAACTGGATATCTTAAGACATATAAGCTTCAGGCAAATGGCACTGACGCTGCTTCTAGCGTTAAGATCAACATTCCTAAGGACTTCGTAGTTAAGGCTGCTATGGTTGGGACATGCGCAACTGCCGACGTTCCTGTTGCCGGACTCGTTCCTGGCGATAAGTACATCGACCTTGCAATCAACACTGTAGATTCTCAGGATCCGTCTGTTGATGCTACACATCTCTACATCGCGGCTAAGGATCTTGTATCCGCTTATACTGCAGGTGCTGGTATCGCTATCAGCGCTGGTAATGAGATTAGCGTAGTTGCTCTCAACGCTTCTTCGGCCGCTGATGCAGTTGGTGGTATCACAAAGACTGATTACGATGCATTCAAGGGTGCTGCCGATACGTTTTCTGCTACAGCCGGTACCGCTACAGCTGGTACTGCTGCCGGCAACGTAACACCTTACACCAAGACCATAACTGTTGCTTCTACTGACGTAGGTGGCACACAGACTGCTGATGCATTCCACTTTGACGTAGAATGGAAGGAATATGGCAATGCAACTCCGACTTCCGGTCAGACTGCTGCCGCGGCTGGTCTTATGAGCGGAACAGACAAGGACAACCTTGACGCTCTTATCACTGCTCTCGGCAATGATGTGGCTCTTGCTACAAACGCAGACATCGATGCTCTGTTCAACTAAGCATAGCCAGCTAAATTAATGATATTCTCCCTGTGGATTAATCTCTGCAGGGAGATTTTATCTTTCTATAGGGAGGTATCAAAATGGCTAATACATTAATAACGGTCTCAACTCTTGATAGGTTTAAGACCAAAATTGAAGATGAAATTCCTGATTCCGTTCAGTATAGCACAATGCCGACTGCAACTGTCGATTTGGCTGGCAAGATAGTGCAGTACACTGGTTCTACCACGGCAAGCTATGCGAATGGGTTTTTTTATAAATGTGTGACGGGTTCTACTGCTGGAACTTATGAATGGATTCCTGTTGCGGTGCAGGAAGGTGGAGGAAGTGCAGTTCAATCTGACTGGGAACAAACAGACTCTACGGCTGATGATTATATAAAGAATAAGCCCGATATGTTTAATGTTATTGAACAGGTATGGACTATGCCCAAACCGTCAGAGGAATATCAGTGGAAAACATATTTGTATATGGGACAGCCCGGTGCAAGTGGCTTTGAATATGCACATTTATACAGATGTATGAAATATTCATCGTCTCCTTCCGTGTATGCTTGGTCAGATGTGACGGGTAGCAACTGGATTCAACCTGACTGGAATCAAACGGATGGTGTTAAACCAGATTACATCAAAAATAAGCCTGCCATTCCAAAGGAAATACAATATGAAATTATGCCTGTTGCTTCTGAAGAGACGGTAGGTAAAGTCTGTCAGTATGTAGGAGATACCACTGCTGATTACACTCATAATTATTTTTATGAATGTGTAGCTGATACGAGCACAACTCCTGCCACTTATTCTTGGGTTCAGACCAGCGTACAGTCTGGTGGGGGAAGCGTAGATATAGCAACACCTGAAAAGAATGGTATATCCAAACCGGACGATGTGACAATATTTGTAAATTCAAGCGGTACTTTATATACAAAGGTTTGGGCAGGTACTATTGCGAAGTATCTTGCTATAAAAGATTCAATTCCTAATGATACGACAATTATCATTACTGATTCTGACGATATTCCATCCGATCCTTATGTAGTAAATGGTGTTAAAATAGTTCCGTGGGCATCAGGAACATGGGAAGATATTGCGGCTATGATTGCCGGGCATGATGCTGGTAAAATCAATTTGTTTGATTACTGGTCAATAGGCGATGAGCGTACTATTCATGTTAATGCTATATCTGCAAATCCAAATGGTGCATTTGTAAATGCAATGGAGGCGCAAGACGTTCAATATGTTCTTATGAACGAAGGTTATATGGGACAGAATGTTCACTATGTAGTAGGACAGAAGAATTGTCTTAATCAATATGCGAGAGTTAATGCGACAAATACCAATCAAGGTTCTTGGAGTTCGTCTCTTATAAGAAGCGATTTGAATAGTGCTTACTATAACGCTCTGGAAACCGGATTTAAAGGGTTGCTCAAATCGTTTGATGTCACTACTGCTGAAACCTATAATGGTTCAACCGTTCAGGTAACGTCCGATAAGGTTGCGTTATTCGCAGAAAAGGAAATTGCGGGAGAGGATTATATTCTTATTCCTGAGTCTTATTATAGTAACTCTACTGAGTTTGCTGCATTAACGCAGATTGAATATTATAAGACACAAGAAAACAGAATTAAATATGACACCAATGGTAATAAAACCCATTGGTGGGAACGTTCACCTGCACAGAATTCTGCCAGTGCTTGGTGTCGTGTTTTCAGTACCAGTGGCGCTCCTTATTTCCAACTTTCAAGCTATCAGTACGGTGTCGCACCGTTTGTATGTATTTAAGGAGGTGAACATAGAATGTCTATTTTATATAAGGACAAAAACGGTAATGTAAGTTTCGTTGACGGTATCCAGACTCAATTCTCGGTGCTCCCTACCCCGTCTGCTGATCTTGTAGGCAAGATATATCAGTACATCGGCAATACAACAACTACATATACTAATGGTTGGTTCTATAAGTGTGTACAGGGTGAAATGGCAGGTACTTATGAGTGGGTGAATGTTGATGTTCAGTCTGACAGCTCAATTATCTCCACCTCCAACACCTCACCCATAACAGACAGTGCAGACGCGAGAGTGCAGGGATTGACTATTTACGGACGAAGTGAAGTTGTTGACGGTGAAATAAAGTCTGTTGGTGATGACGGGTTGACGGTAACAACAGCCAACAGCGATAACACGCTGACTACTTCCGCAGAGTTCACCACCGCTCTCCCGCTTCGCGGCACACTTAACGGAGCAACGCGTGATGAATTAATAATCGGCAATGGGAAAGCCGAGGTTATAACTCGCTGTGAGGTTGTTGATGATAGTATAAACGCTCTCGCAACACCTGTCACCACACCTCTTACAGACGCTGAAATTTTCGCGTTCCGTGGTCTCAAAACCTACGACAGCACAACAAACATCACGATAACCGACGAGCCGGATTTTGAGATTGATTATCTCAAAAACACCAAGAACGGACAGGCAGTTGCAAATGTGCAAAAGGATTTACAGGAGCAGATAAATGAAGTCAAGAATACAACAAAACCGAGAGTTTATGCGTTTTACGTTAATCAGAATGATAGCAATTCTGCAACTTGTATGCACCCATACTATAATACAAAGTACGGTTGCAATAACCTGTTCTATCAAAATGCGTACATGGACTACGAAAAAGACGAGTTCAATTACGGTTCATGGAAAAACTTTATCTACGAGTTTTTCAAGCCTTGCATGCTTGCTTACGACGGTCATGTAGACTATTATCTCGATCCAGACGATTACGAGACTAAGCTTGACGGCGGTACAAGCGATATTAAGGATATGGCCTATAACGGTAATGTTATGGTTCAAATCAAGAAGCTTTGGGTTAAACGTTGGACGACGAACGGTAAATACTACTGCATAATATCTGACAAAAAGCTTGACAAATCCTTTAAGGCTTACGCCCATCACGACATTAAAGGCAATGTGCTTGATTACATATATCGTGCAGCGTATGACGGCAGCTATGATGGTACAAGATTGCGCTCTATAAGTGGTATTGACTATCATAATGCAAACGCTCTGACTGTTAATAAGATAATGTCGAATACGACCCGTCAGCAGGAAATTGATTTTGCAAAGGCAAATAATGATGCAAACGAGCAGGGCGAAGGCTGGAACATACTGCATAAAGCTGAATGGGATTTAATTAACGATTTGCTTTTGCTTATCGGTATGAGTACCAATACGCAGGCGACATTTGGTAATGGTAACATTTCAAGCTATGTATCTGTAAGCAATACTGGAATAATTGCAACTGGTACAATGGATAAGAAAGGACTATTCTACGGCAAGAATGATAATGTAAGCGGTGTTAAAGTTCTCGGTATCGAAATGCCTTGGGGCAACATCTTTAAGTCTTGTCTTGGTTGGATTTTGTCTGCAAATCAACATTTGGTTAAGATGACCCCTGGTAATGAAGACGGTTCGACTGCTACAGGTTATAATCTTGATGGCACTGGTTATGTAGCTACAGGCAAATCAATCGCTGCAAACGGTTATATCAGTGCGTTTGACGGAGCTGACACAGGTTTCTTACCTACAGCAGTAAGTGGTAGTGCTACGACATATATGTGCGATTATGTATGGCAGAATACCGCAGTTTATTACGCGCTCGTTGGCGGTTACTCGAACGGCAGTGCTCAATGCGGGGCGTTCTGCGCGGATCTGGACGTTTCGGCGGCGGCTGCGCCCTGGAGCGTCGGCGCGGCGCTTTCTTATAAACCACTTGCACGGGGGTGAATTGCGTACAAGCGCAGCGCAGTACGCAAGAGGGGATCTCCCCATTGGCAAGTATATTTATTCCATTACATTAAGAAAGACGGCACACACGTTGGAAGATTCTTAGATTTTATGGGGTTTAGATTTTACAGAAACTGTATTACATTACGAAAGAATATTATGATAAAAGCAACTCGCAAAGCGAGACGTATACGCAAGAAAAATAAACTCACTATATACGAAGCGAAACAGATGCTTTCTTATATTGGATGGATAGATGCTACAAATACATATCAAATGTATTTGGTTTGGATTAAACCTTATGTAAATATTCAGCAATGCAAGAGACGTGTTTCGCGTTTCGACAGGAAGGAGAAAAAGCATGAATGCAAAGTGGTCTAATTCGGAAAGCACAATCAGACCCGCCGAAGTCGATACCCAAAGTTCGCCGACTACTGTATATCTGCGTAAAGATATTCGAGAGGTCGTAAGAGAAGATACGGAAGGTAACACGGTAAATATGTATGAATATCTCGAAGCCGCCTTTACGCCTATAGAATATCAGGCTTATGTAGCCGAAAAGCAGAGATCTGATATTGATTATCTCGCTATGATGTCTGATATTGATTTAGAGGAGGAATAATTTATGCATAGTAAACAGTTTGAGAAAATAAAGAGATATTACGATGAGGAATTTTGGAATGATGTAAGGGTAAGAAACGCTGTCGTTAAAGGCTGGATCACACCAGAAGAATATGAGGGAATAACGGGTGAGCCGTATGAGGAATAAGAAATATATAAAAAACATAGTCTGTATATTGCTTTCAATAGCAATGTACTTTACCATGTCTGTCGCTGTGTTGGCAGATCATAATGAAGTATCCTTCCCCATGGCGCTCAATACAGGATTTGTTGGTTTTGAGAATGTAGCTACAGCCAGCACTAATTTCACGCCATCACTTCCTATTAACGACAGTATTATATTGAAGGCAAACGGCAATGAGTTAACTGTCACTAAAGTAGTGCTGATTGTTGAGGGCGAACGGCATTCAAGGAATTATTCAGAAAAGGTAGAATATAACTTCGCGAATTATATGGATGCGAATTGTACACAGAACGCAACGACAGAAGGTAAGTATTGGAAGTTAGATCTGTTTGCCAACACAACTTATTCAGGTGGATTTTTAGTTAGTAGCTTCACAAGGATCGATAGCATAACCCTTGCGACGGAAGCCTACTGTAAAACTGAGGACGAAAAGTTCTATAACAGTTTTGGTAACACTAATCAGACCTATTCTACAGGTCGTGTCTTTACAGTAATATCTGATTTCACCAGTAGTACAGAGATTACTAATGTCATAAGCGAACTTGCTTCTACTGCTACCGATTATAAATTCACTTACAAAGAGGTATACTTAGATTACCCCGTTCTTGTAACTACGGATCGGAATAATGATGGAATCGTATCCTGTACTGAGGTAGAGCGGCTTTCGTATTCCGAACTTGGCGAAGGCAAGGGTGTCAAAGGTTTCGAGGGACTCGCTTCTCAGGTAGCGGCGTTCTTCAACAAGCAGACGAATGGCAAGATAACATTTAAGCTAACTACTGCGCCTTCTACGATTGTTTCCGACTGGAACAACGGCGGCATTCCTGCTTATTCTACAGGTGTGTTCACCTCTAACGTGGCAAACACCGACAATCTTATCGGGCTATTCTTCAACTACGAGACTACGGGTAGCCTTGTGTCTGCGTCAAAGATCAGCGCGGATGGTACGATTGCCTTTGATATTAGCAACGTACTGAATGATATGGGCGGAAACACTTTGGCAACGCTTAAAAGCGTTTATTACGGTCTTGCCGGTGGGATCAATTATTCTGTGCCGCCCGTAAAAGGTATTAAGGTTGAGAGCGTTGTGCTGTCTTACGAGAGTGATACAGAGGATACGGCTGAAACGATTATCGCTGTCGAAGACGAAGACGAAGATGACGAATCCGAAATACCTATAGAGGCAGCGGACGAAGATGACGAGGAAGAGATTATTGTTGATGACGAAGATATAGAACCAGCTGAAGAGATAATTATTTCAGATGAGGAACCTGATGACGCCGAACCATTTATTGTGGACGAGCGTACAATAATACCAGAAGAGGAAGAAAAAGAAACTCTTGTAGAAAGTGACAACGCTGAAAATCCGCATACTGGTGTATCTCTTATAGTTTTGCCTACACTTGTTATAGGGATTGGCGCGTTAGCACTTTCCAGAAAAAGAAAGTAATATATCTTAAAGGTTTATTTCAAAATAGAAGAAAGGAGATAAGCCTATGGAAGTATGGTTACAGACTATCATTTCCGTGGTTATAGCTCTGATTGCGTCAGGTGGATTCTGGACATTCCTCTCCAAGAAAGCCGACAAAAAGGATTTGCAGACAAGAATGCTTATTGGCTTAGGTCATGATCGTATCATGTATCTAGGCCGTAAGTATCTCAAGCAGAAATACATCACCCCTGACCAATTCGAGAACTTATATGAATACCTATACAAACCATATGAAATGATGGGTGGAAACGGATCAGCTAAGCAAATCATGGAAAAAGTCAAGCAGTTACCTATGAGAGAGCATGGTGATCACGATGAAGAAGTTTGAGTTTTCCAAACTGATAATGGTTGTCGCTATACTGATGTGGATTGCTGGGGGAGTGTTCGGCGCAATTATAGTGCATGATGCTCCCGATCAGCTCACTGGATATTTAGCTTATCTCGGTGGACCAGTTGGCGTTGCTTACGGGTTTTACGCCTGGAAAAGTAAAGCCGAGAATGTTATTAAATTAACAAAGAACATCGAGAAAGATAAGAAATTACCCAATGTGACTAAGCAGCAGTTAACGAAAGCGATGGCTAAAGTGCTGAACAACATGGATATGGAGGACTTTGGTGATGGAACTTAAAGACATAATAGCTCTATCTATCGGGGCGGTTCTCCTTGTGGCGTTCATAATTTATATTCTTGTGAACGAAAAGAAGAACGTCCTAGAATGGCTCAAGTACGCCGTGTCTATGGCCGAAAATGAGCTAGGGAAGGGCACAGGCCAGCTTAAACTTACTAAAGTATATGACTGGTTTGTCGAAAAATTCCCGATATTTTCTACGATACTCCCGTTTAAAATATTCTCTGCGTGGGTGGACATAGCTTTACATACTATGAACAAATGGATTAATACCAAGAGCCCGATTGGAGACTTCATTGAAAACGGAGAAGTTCAGAAATGAGACAAGAAAAGAGCAGGACGAGGTAGCAGATTGTTATCCCGTCCTGTTTATTCTTACATTATTCCTACATAAATCCCTCCTAACCTGCACAATACCGCCATTTGTCAAATACTTTGGAGGAAACTGACTGACAATTATATTTTACGCAAAAATGCGGTATTGACTTTTGTTATGAGGATCTTTAGTAGTGTGAAGTGGTAGAAAATTGAGCGCGGATTCAGTTTATTCCTACACTATTCCTACAAGTCATTTTATTTTTTCTATCTCTGAAGCGTACCATTCAAGGTCTCTTTTTGTGTATACTCGTTCAGTAATGTCTGATATGGCATGACCTACGATTCTCTTTATCGCATATTCGTCGACATTATATTTCTTGGCTTGAGTTATGAAATGTGTTCTTCCATCATGAGGTCTGTGGTTGGATGATATTTTATACTGATCAAGAAATTCGTAATACTTCCGGAGAAACCATCTGTAATTTATGGGGTAGATTGTTCCTGATTTGTTAACTCTATGAACAAGATATTTAACTCCTGCTTTTTCTGATTCCTCATACATCCTTCTCACAATCTCTTTTATTTTTGAATGAATTGGAACAGTTCGGTCTTTGCCAGCCTCAGTTTTCATGCCTCCGGTGAACGACCAGTCTGTTATATTTGTGTTGGCAAGGGTCAGATCCAACAGCTCTTGTGGTCTCCATCCTGAGTAGCATTGCACGACCACTATGTCTGCTATTATATTCTCATCAACGTGATCCCAAAAGATCTGCATCTCTTCATCGGTGTAAGGGATATGCTCGTGTTCGACTTCTTTAGCTTCTTTTATGACCTCTCTAGGCATGAGCATGTCCTTTGCATAGTTGGTCTGAACTACATCGTATTCAATAGCATATCCGAATAACTGAGTAAACAGCATTTTTATCAGCATTTTGGTGGCTGCATCTGGTGTCTTTTCCACCCCTCGAATCTCTGCAATCCCGTTCTCCATGCAGTATTTGATGTGTTTGACTCGCAATTCTCTCATCGACAAATTTTCTATCGACTTGCAATATTTCCACGCTCTTGCCATTTGGGTTTTGTTTTGATAGGACATGGTGCTCGAGACCGCATTATATTTGCGTTCGTACCATCTTTCATAAATCTCTTTAACCGTGACGTCTTGCTCAAGATCGTATGGGTTTTCGTGGTATCTCATTAGGGCTGAATAGGCTTCGTTATAGGTTTTGAAGTAACTTTCGGGTTTCAGAGGTCTCACTATCGGACGTCCGAATTCATTTTTTCCGACTGTAATCATAGCTCGGAATGGCTTTCGGAGATGGGCTGATTTGATCTCTGATATTTGCCCGAAGCCGTTTGGTAAGCGCATTCGCTTGTGTTTCGACATAAATCTACATCCTTTCTGTTATAGTTGGTCACTCGACATAAAAATCGAGATTTTCCTCCTAAATTATACTATAATGAAATTGACTTGTCAATAGGACAGGTCTTTTATTTTTATTCTAGGTTAAATTTAGGAGGTTTTTTAATGATAGTGTGTAGTAAATGTGGCGGGAAGACGGTTAAGAATGGGACTGTTAAGAGGATTCTAAGAACCGGATATGGAGATGTCGAAGAGCTTAGCATTCAGAGGATCAAATGCAAGGTCTGTGGCCGAGTTGAGAGGGTTTTGCCAGAAGAGGTTGAACGATTCAAACAGTATTCTAGGATAGTTTTAGAGGACGCAAGAGAGCTGAGCATTGATGAAATGCTGAATGTTTATGCCGACTCAATTAGCGAAATGAGCATTAAGAGGTGGAGGACGCAGAAAAATCAATCCCTATTTTGAGGAGGTGAAGGAACAATGAGTACAGTATTGCTGATCATCGGCATTATATGCATTCTTGCGGCCTTCGCTAGCAAGAAATAACAGAGAGCGAGGAGGATTGTGCGCAGGTCCTCTTCGCTTTTCTTACGCAAAATTTGCAATTACTAATACGGACTATAAGGTCTAATAT